CTGATTTCAGAACGAGGTATTCTTTTTTCAGGTCTTAAAAATTTAGTATATTGTCTTGTATATTTACTCATTATAATTTCTTAATTTCTGGTAATTTTAATTCAATATGTTGTGGTTTTTCTTCTATCTTAACATATTGTTTAAGTATAGAATCTAACTTTTCAGTCATCTTAGAAAGTGTAAACTTTGAATTGATATGTGTTTTCAATCCTTTACTCTTAGATAAATATTTGTTATAGTTTTTATGTACATCAAAAACCTTACCAGCTGCTTTTGAGTAATCTACATAAAACCACTTTGATTCTTTTAATAAGAATTTATTTTGTGCAGATTCATGAACCTCTTTTAACTCACCTTCTAGGTAAACTGTATTTTCTTCTGGTAGGAAATCTTTATATCCACTCCAATTAGAAACGATAATAGGTTTACCAGTTGTTGCAAATTCTGCAAGTGGTCTACCATATCCTTCTCCTTTAGTAAACATTATCTTTGCTTTTACCTTTTCATCATTGTACAAATCATTTAATTCTGATTCGGATAAATCTCCAAATACTAAATGAATAGGAGGACATTTATCTCCAAATTCTTTTGTAAGTTCTTTTATCTTTTCAGAAATACCTTCTCTATCCATTACAGAGAATCCTGCAGATGATGTTTTAAGAATTAAACCTGGTTGTTGATTTCTTGGCAATCCCTTAAATACAGTACAGAATGTTTTAATCATCATACCTGTATCTTTTCTATCATGTCCTAATTCACCTTGTAACCAATGTCCAACATATAAGAAATTGAAATCTGTATCAACTGATTCTAATATTGATGATTTGCATTTACCATCAAATATTGAAGTATCAACTCCTTCAAACAAAACTTCAACAGGTTTTTGTAATTTAAATTCACCTACTTTTTGTTTTGTATTTTTATCTATTTGTGTATATGATGTTTTAACTAGAGTTTCTTTGGTAAATTCAGATGGAGTTATAATTAAATCCATTTGATTACCACCTTGAATAAACTCTTGTGGTGCTAATGTTGTTTCTACTCCAGCAGTAATACCAATATTATAATTACCCATTGGTTTAAATTCATTTGCAACAGATACCTGTATGTAGATATCTGGCTTTTGATTTAGTTGTGTTACGATACTTTGTAGAATTCTTTGTCCAAACTCACTTTGAGGGTTTATCTGGTCTTGAGGGGTATTACCCCATCTTGTTGGTACAATTTTTACATCGTACTTATCTAATTCAAATAATGATTTCAAGATATCTCTTGAATGGTCACCATAACCACTTCTAGTTGCTATTGGTGCCTGAAATACTAATATAGGTTTATTCATTTTCTATTTCTCTTAATCTGTTTTCTTCTTCGTTTCTTAAACATCTCTGTATCGAGAGTTCAGTTAGTTTTGTTATTTCTTCTAACTTTTCTTTTTCGTGTGGTGAATTATAACATTCAAATCTTGTAGTTTCTAATTCGTTATCCTGTAAAGTTAAAATATGATAATCTTCATTAAGTTCTTTCATTCCATGTACGGCTGCTCTAGATTCTTGAACTTGATTGTTAGTCCAATATCCAGGAAATCGTACTATGAATATGGGTTTACTCATTACCTAAGTTTATAAACATTAAACTTTTTCTTAGGTTTCCAATTTTTAAATGTAGTTTCGATTCCATCAACAAGTGTTTTACACATATTTGTATGATTTAATCCCATTTCACCTAAGAATTCTTTTCTACCTTTTAATCCAGCTTCTGCTCTTTGTTCAGGTGTTTTATCATACCAATACTTGATAGCATCTGCAACTTCATATACATCTACTTTATCATCAATGATATAAGGAGTTGGAACTGAACCTACCATAGTTTGAACTCTAGGCCAAACTGGTTTTACCCACTCACCATGAGTTACTTTATCTTCCCATTCTCTGTAATTGTGAAGTGAACCGATTTCTTTGTAATCTTCAGCAGTAAAGTATTTACCAGTTGATTTCTTTTTAAATCCACATTGGTCTTGCATTCCACCTGTAACATTTACAATCATAGGAGTTCCTGCCATTACTGATTCAGCCGTTACTAATCCAAATCCTTCGTTACCTGCAATATTTATTGTACAATCTGCAATGTTATAAATGTAGTTTAATTCTTTTTGATTTACTCTTTCTGTTGAGAATTTTATATCACAATCAGGTGCTATCTTTTCTGCAACTTTAAATAAATCAGTACCATTAGGGTCTTTTGGTGCAGTATGCATTATTAAACATACTTTATCTTTATCTTCTTCTGGTAAACCATCAACGAATTTCTTAAATGCCCAAATAACATCTGATGGTTGTTTTCTTTTTATGTTTCTATTCATCCAAAATAAAACAAACTTGTAATCTTTATCTTCTGTAACAGTTTGTCTAAATTCTTGAGGTACTTCAACAGGTTTATAAGTTTCTGAATTGATACCATGTGGTACATAAGATGTTTGCCATTCCTCTAATGGTTTGATTGTTTCTGAATCTATATTACCAACTCTACTTACGATACCATAAGTTTGTCTTGAGATACATCCCAACCAATCACATGATTCATAATAGTTTCTATTATAGTCCGGGTCTGGTAAATCATCCCATATATGATAAAATAGAATTGGAATATTTTGTCTTAATTCAGATTCCATTTCATACAACCATCTCCAATATCTTGGGTCTGTAAAGTGTAGTATTGCATCTGGTTGGTGTCTCATGATTAATTCACGAAGAATATTTGAATCACCATAACCAGTCCATGGAATTATTTTTAATGATGCATCTTTAATACCAGTTTGTTTACGAACATCATTACCTAAATCAATTTCTTTACCTTTTTCAGGATGATTTACTGCTGCTCCTAATTGAACCCAATGGTATTTATCTAATGTTCCTAAAACTAGTTCTTTAGATACTGTTGCGATACCTGATGACATTCTCAAATCATCAGATAATAATAGAATTTTCTTCTTTTTTGCCATTAACCTTTATTTAAATTGTTCTGTACCTTCTTTTTGCGTTTAACTTTACTCGTATTGTATTACCTAAGTAGATTTTGTTTTCAACCCTATCGTTGAACTCACTACGAATAGTATTAAGTTGGGTGTTGCCGTTATCTTCTCGTTTCATAATTAAAATGCGGAGCCGCTCTCTTGTAAGTTTGTGTAGTTATTGATTTCATTTTGAAATAAATCATCTTCAATGTATTTGTCAACCGAACGGTTTACAAGTTTTTGAAGTGTTATATTTGAATCAAATGATAGTTTTTTAAATTTAGAGTAAATATCTTTTATAATTTTTACTGTTGTTAATTTTGTATCTGCCATAACATTGTTATTTGTGTTTTATATAAATATATACAAATATAAAAAAACGATTAAATGATACTTTTTTTCAATGCATCTTTTTCTAAAAATATAGTACAACTCCATCTTTCTCCTGATTCTATTGGTGTTACCCAATGTACTTGAGCATTTCCAAATATAGAAACGTTTCCAATATCTTGATTTATAAGTACATCCACATCATCTCTAACCCATAGTTCACCACCACTATATTCATCAAGTGAACCAAATTGAATTAAAATTGTATAATATCGTTTTCTACCAAGTTTAGTCTTTCCTTCTGAAACATCATCTATGTGTGGTTTAAATTCAAATCCTTTTGGATATTTTTGAACAATCATTTCCCATCCTAAATTTACAATTGGTAGATTTAACTCAGTAATCCAATTCAGTATTCTTTCATTTATCCAATTATAGTTGGGTGAGGAGTTCCAAGGTAGATGTTCTGCTAAATTATGACCTCCTTTAGGGTCATGCTTTCCATCATTTATATCAGGATGATATGTACCAATTATTCTATCTTCTAATTTAGTAATATATCCACGAATTTTGTGAATCTCTTCTTTTGTAAATAAAACTTTTTGATGTAACATTTATTTTATTTTAAGCCCATGCTGAACATAAACCTCTTTCTTTGAATTCACACCAATCACAAGGTTTACCTTTGTTGGTAGGAAACTCTGTTTGTATTATCTCACCATTCTCACCAAATACCGAATCAACAAACCCCATAAAGTTCTTCCATGCCATATTCATAGATGGAGTACCATTAGCAGGAACAAACTTAGATATTCTTGGAATAGGAAAATCAGCACCTTCCCATAATTTTCGTTTGAGGATTTGATATTCTACTTTAATCTTATTAAGAGGTATATCATACTTCTCTGAATAAAACTTCTTGTATAATAACATTTGTGAGGTTTTTACTTTATCATTCTTTTGGTACTTGTTCCAACCTCTAGTAGATGTTTTTAAATCAATGATAATATAATCTTGGGTAGTTTTATCTTTTAGAAGTACATCAATGAAACCAATGAAGTTAACACCAGGTTTAATCTCAGCATTCAATCTCTGTTCTATTGCAATTAGTTCAAATCCACTTTTAGTGTATAACTTATCTAATTTACTTGTAAAGTATTTTAAGATTGCTTTACCATCTTCAAAGAACTCACCAAGTTCTGCTTGGGTACATGGGTCATCTTCACCCATCTTTTCTTTATATTTCTTGAAGTGTTCTACAAGTTTATCTTTTAACATTGATTCAAGAGGGAGTTGAAGTGCCTGTTTCTTAGTTATATTATACATTACATCTAAGAAATGTTGAATCACTTCATGCATTGCACTACCAAAAATAAGATGAATATTAGCATTACTAATACCTAACTTATCAATATAATTTAATTTGTACTGTTGCTGGCATGAACTATACATACCGTACTGAGAATAACTTACTCTTGCCATACTTTTATGTTTTATTTACTATGTAAATATACGAAAAATATTTGACATATCCAAATTTTTAAACCTTTAATTTCAGTTTTGTTATTTGTTTTTTATCGATACCATACTTTTCACAAATATACTTTATATTTTCTCTACCTTCTTTTGTTGCATAAAGTATTTCACAATAATCTTCTGCTTCTTTTGAAGAACACATGAAATCTTGTATTAGTAAATCAACTAACCAAGATTCATACTTGTTAGTTTTTTTACCTTTAATATATCTCATGTAATATCTACCCTTTGGTAAGATACCAATAAGAGCAAGGTATAGTTGTTTGGGTTCTAGGGTTTGTGTATATGGTTGTATCTCTGAAAGTATCTCTATCCAATTAGGATTCATAGATAAGAAACGATGAACCATATAATTACTCCATGTTTTTTTGTCTGCATCTGTTAATGCATCCCAATACTTTGGATTTTGAACAGAAGTTACATTTGTTATGTGGTCAAATAATGTTTTAGTTGCCATTTCCTTTTAATTCTTTTGGTAATAATTCTTGACAAATTTCTCCACAATCACCACAAAGGTATAACTCTACTGGTATGATTGCATCATTTGGTGTACCTGTCACTATTTTAGAAATCTTTAAGAATTTAGTACCTGGTATAAATACAGTACCTCCACAATTCTGGCATTTAATTTCCTTTGCCTTCGATAAATCTATCTTTGGTTGTTTTGGTGGGGGTGTGTTTCCACCACCATTATTCATTCCTATAATCTTTGCCATAATTTATTTATTTAATCGAACCATTGAGAACGGTCTGTTTTTACATTCTTAACACCTGTCTTTTTTAACATTTCGTGTTCTTTATCTTTCCACTCTTTATTTTTAATCTTATCGATAGCTTCTAGTTCATTCTTCCTACCAATATCATTAGCCGTTTTTAACTCCTCATCAGTTATTTCTTTACCTTGTTGTGCTAATGATAATGAAGCGAATCTTTTAGTGTGATATGAACTAAGAGGTTTAGTAAATTGCTTTAAGTAAGCAGTTTTAGAATCCAAATATTCCAAGAACATATCGAAATCTTTCTCAGCTATTTTATCTAACTCTTTATCAGATAATGGATTATTTGGGTCATACTTCATCATAAAATTGCTACTATTTGTATTATACAACTCATAAATGTAATTTCTTTATCTACTACTAACGCATCTTTAGATTGTGATTCTGAAAGAATTAAGATAATATTAGAGGTATTCTTATCACCATACTCTTCTACCTTTTCATACAAGAATGTATATAGTTCTGTAAAATCTTGTGTACGAGAATCAGCAACTGCTTGTCTAATATTCTTCCATTTGTTTTTCTTATCATCATTTGATTTAAGAATCTCTACCACCTTTGATTTTAAATCTGAATCGATTACAGAGGTTGTATCGAGTTTTAATTCTCCTTTGGATGCATTTAACTGACAAGTATTGATAATCTTTCTAATATCAGGATATGAACTATCAATGATAGGTACAAGGTCTGCTGGTTGAAACTTAATCTGTTCTCTACCTAAAATCTGTGATATTTGAACTGCAACATCTTTTTTAGTTGGAGGTACAATCTGAAACTCTTGTGTTCTACTTCTAATTGGTGAGATTACTTTCTC